ATTCAAATATTCCAGATAATTTATATGATAAATTAGATAAAAATTTCTTTGTAGACACATTTCATTTACAAATTAAGATAACTAATGAATCTATTGATGTATTAACTGTATTAACTGATTTATATACAGATAAATCTAAATTATTTAATTCAATTAAAGTATATTGTAGTAATTTAATTAATGATAATAATAAACTACTTAATATTATAATTTTTTTATTATTCAATATGTTACCATTTGATATTATATTTAATAATAATAATAATAATCAAATATCACAAGATAAAACAAATAATAATAATAATTATAATCTTTATAAAAAATATATGATTGAATATGTTAATAATAATAAAATAAAATATGATGAAATATTTAATAATAAAAATATTAATAATCATGATATAATATTATTTTATTATGAAAAATATATCAAATATTTATTATATTTTATAATAATAAATAGATATGGTAATAATGAATATATTGATAGTAATATTGTTGAATTAATTATGATTATATATAATACTATTTTTATTCATAATGAAATAAAATTAGATGATCATTTTAAAAATATCGATTTTTTAAATATATTATATAATTTAGCAGAAATATCATTAAATATAGTGAGAGAATCAAATAGTAGAGTATATAATAAATATAATATAATAAATAGATATACTAAATTTTTATTTAGTTATAATAATAATGTTTGTGTTGGTAATATACATAATGATAAAATTTTTAAAATAAATAATGATTATTATTCTTATTATAGTGAAGTTTTAAGTACTTATACATTTTATAATGATTCATTTAAAAATATGTATAGTAATAATAATATAGTTATAGATTATAAATTGAAATATATTAATACTATATTATATGATACATATTCAAAAGAAAAAATATTAAAGAGTAATAATAATGAATATAATATATTTAAAATAAATGGTACTAGTATTCAAGTTGATAATATGTTATATTATATTCATTGTATTAAAAAATTTAAAAATTTTGAACTAAAATATGATAATAACTCAACTACTAACAAAATTATATATTATAATGATTATATTAAATTACAATTAGATCTAAATTATGATAAATATTATTATGTATCTATATATCGATTAAAAAATAAAAATGAATATAAATACTTACAGAATTATAATAATTTAAATTTATTGACAAATATCAACATAAATAATATAGATATAGTAGTGTATAATGAAATTAATAATAATAATAAAACATATATAGAATTAGGTAAAGATCTAAATAATGAGAAAATATTAATATATGAAAATAACAAATACACATATAATGATAATGATATAGTAACTTTAACTAATGATTATTTTGAATATAATCAAGATAATAAAAATTATAGATGTTATTTTGAATATATAGATGATGATGGTAATTTTTTAGAAATATATAGAAACAATAATAATTCACCATTTATAATAGATAATAAAAATAAAATAGATAAATTTATAAATAAAAATATAGATAAAAATATAGATATATATTATCATTATTATATAAAATTAAAAAACAATTATGATAAATTTGAAAGATATAAAAAAAATGAAGAATTAGTTAAAGAAGATTTTAATATATTAAAAAAAAATTATGAAAAAGAATTACAATATAATGTTAATAATAATGATGCATATTATAATAAAACTAATACTATTCAATTTGGTGGTAATAATAATATAATTGAACAATTTACAAAATTTACAGGTTTAGAACCAAGAAATGACCAAATAACTAAAATTAATGAAATATATAATGAAATAATTAATGATAAAATAACAGATATACAAATACACCAAATGATAATGGGTTCAGGTAAAACAACAGTTATTACACCAATATTAATACATAAATTATATGATTATATTAAAAATACAGATAATTTTGATAAAAAGATAATATTATGTTTACCTGAAAGTTTATTATTAGCATCTATTGAGATTTTTGTTAAATCAATATTTATATATACTGATATTAATTGGTATTATATTAAAATTGATAGATTATATGATTTAGATAATAATAAAATAAATAAATATAATAATATATTCAATGAAAAAGGTTTATATTTTATTAGTGATAGTGATTTAAAAAAATATTTTTTGAATTATTATGAAAATTATAATACATTTAATAATATTACATTAAATGATTTTAGTAAAACAATAATAATATTTGATGAAGTAGATATGATAGCTGATCCATATAAATGTGAAACTAATTATATTATTAAACAACCAAGTAATAAATTATATGATGAATTATTAATTGATTTTAGATTTGATTTTTTATGGAACTTATGTGTTAATCAAATAATAAAAGTAAATAATATAGTATATAATAAAGATCAAGTAGATATATTAAAAAATTTAAATACTATAAATGATTATAATAAAAAATTTAGTTTAACAAATGAAAATGAAATTAAAATATTAAAAAATATATTTGAAAAATTAATACCATCAATAAATAATAATCATTATAATAAAGATTTTGGATTTTCATACAAAGAAGGTATGCATTATAAAAATAAAAATACAAGAATAATGGATTATTTTGCTATACCATATAAAGCAGTTGATACTCCTTCTATTGGTAGTGAATTTAGTGATTTAAATGCTTTAATACTTTATACTATATTATCATATAAAAAAAATGGTTTAAGAGATAATGATATAAATTATATATTATATTTAAAAAATAATGATTTTTTTAAAGATTTTTTTATAAAAGATATATATTTAACTTTAAATAATATAAATAATGTATCTAATATAAATAATGTATCTAATTTAAATAATAACGCTAGAGACATAATTCGTAACAATATAGATTTAATTAAAATATATATTAAATATTTATTAAAAAATAAATTACAATTATCTAATGAACAATATAATATTTCATTTTATGATCTTATTAATGATAATATAACACAATATAGAACTGGTTATACTGGTACACCTTATATAAATTTACCAAAAAATTTCGATGATAATTTAAAAAAATTAAATAAAGTATCAGAAAATAAAAATGATAATAATCGTGTTGAAACTGCTATACAAGGTAAACGTATAAGTTTTTTTACATTTTATGAGAACGTTTTAAATGATTCTAATGTATTAAATAAAGAATTATTAAAAAAATATCATGCATTAATAGATTGTGGTGCATTCTTTTTAGATGATACTAATAAACAAATGGCAATTAAATTAAAAAATCTTGTTGCTGATAATATTAAATATATAGCTTATATTGGAGATAGAGATGAAAATTATGAGAAATTAGCTATTATTAAAAATGATAATTCTAATAAAGTTATTAAATTTAATAATATATCAAAAGAAGATAAAAAATATACATTTACATATTTTTCACAAGCTAATATTACTGGTGTTGATTTGAAATTATATGAAAATGCTAAAGGTTTAGTTACTATTAGTTCTTTTAATAGATATAGAGATGTTGCACAAGCTATTTATAGATTAAGACAATTAAATGATGGTAGTGATAATAATAAAAAACAAACTATAGATTTTATTAGTAAAGAAAAAATAGGTTCGAGAAATGATTTATTAAATAACTTAAAGAAAAGAGAAGATGATTATATTAATCAACAAAAAGTCTTATATTATATACAATATTTTAAGATGTTATTAAGAAATTTATTTAAACAATATGATAATTTATTATCAATGAATATAATAAAAAATAATAATAATAATAATAAAAAAAAAGAGTTTATTAAAATACATTTTAATGAATTAACTAATGAAATCTATAAAAAATCATATTACTATAAACAAACAAAATATAATATATTTGATTTTGATAAAACAATATATCAAACAGAAATACAAGATTATATGAATATATTTAATGATTATATGAGTAAATTATTTAAATTTATTATTGAATATAATAAAATAAATGTTAATGAAACAATTTATACATATTATACTAATGATAAAATATATAAATATGATAATGTTAATGGTAATAAAAATAAAAAAATAATTAATTATAAACAAGATGAAATATATAGTTATTCTGATGGTAATAATACTTATTCAGAAACTAATATCATAATTGAAACATATCTATTAATAATAATTGATAATTATAATTATGATGAACAGTTATTAAATTATATGAATATATTAAAAGAAATTATTAAAAAAATATATGGAGAAAAAGATAAAATTATTGAACATATTAATAAATATGGTAAAGATGTTAAAGAAGAACAAATAGCAGAACAACAACAAGAACAACAACAAGAACAACAACAAGAACAACAACAAGAACAACAACAAGAAATAATACAAAAGAAAAAAATTACTGTTGATCAAGAATATAATATTATTGATATTGATTATGATAATATATCTAATAGTTATAGTAAAATAACATATATAGATGATATATTTGATAGTATTAAATATAATATTCCAAAAGATGAACTACCATTATATATCTTTATGAATAATGATAATATATATATAATAGATTTTAAACAATTACAATTTTTAAAATATTATTTAAAAGATAATAATAATAATAATAATAATGATATATTATATGATATACATTGTAATGAATATTATAAAGGTAATAAAGTTCAAAAAGAAAAAATAAATAATTTAAAATCGTATATGTCATATCTTAAAATTAAATATAATTATATATTTAGTATAGAAGATTATAATAATGTTGTTATATTATATTATCTGGATAATAATAATAAATTATTAAATATGTTAAATAAACATGAAGAATATACTTTTTTATTAAAAATAAATAAAAATAAAAATTAGATTTAAATATATAATAATAAATATATTTAAATATATTTTGATGTTCAATTAGTAGTTTCATTTTGAATAATAATTTTTCTTGGTCTACCTCTTTTTTTTTTAATAACATTAGTGATAGAATCAGTATTATCAGTAGTTTCAGTAGTTTCAGTAGTCAAATTAGAATTAATAGAATCAGTATTATCAATAGATAATGAACTAATACTAGTTATAAAATTATTATCAACATCATTTTTATTTTTTGGTTTTCTTCCTCTTTTTTTCTTTATTTTAGTTTCAAATATAGTTGTTTCATCTATATCAATAATATCATCATCAATTATATTATCAATATCAAAATTATGATCATATTGAATTTCATTTTTATCATCAATAATATCAAATTCAATAGTATTATTTTTAGATAGAATATCATAATTATCATCACTATCAATTAATAATTTAGATTGCATTTTACAATATAATTTATTAGTCATTTCATTATTAACGACAACATGTTTATATTGTTGAATACTATTATATGTTTTATTAATAGTTACTTCTGATATTTGAAATTCTTTTAATATATCTTTTTTAACTATTTGTTTATTCAATATATTTGCTGCTAATACAATACTAGCAGCAGCTATAGATGTTGGTTGATGATTTGTTGCGATATCTAATATTGTTGTATTATTTGATATTATATTTGCTAATTCTAATATTTGTTTATCTAAATTTAATTTACCACCAGATCTATTAATATAATCAGTTCCATGTGATGGTTTTATATCATATAATATTAAATTATTTTGCATATATTCTAAAAATTTTCTACAACCTTTAGTAACTTGTTTAATTTCTAGATCAAATATATCAGCTATCTCTTTATTTGATCTAGTACAATTTTGTAAATTTGCACCATAATATACACATGCTGCAATTATTTGTCTTCTATTAATACCTCTAATAATAATATTTTTACCTTTATTTTTACCACTTTGATGTTTAGATTCTCTAATATTTCTATATAAAATTTTAGCATTATCAATAACAGCTTTAGTAATTTTATATTTTTTACATTTATTATCGATATCAGTTAAAACTTGTGCTAAACTTCTTTCTTTATATGGCATTTGACCCCAACTATGTAACATTTTTATTCTTGACCATCCTGTATAACTTATTGTCGTTCCTAATGATGTTTTTGGAAAAAATGTATTTATTTGTGTACCACCTCTTGCTATTTCTTTTTTACCATCTTCATGATTATTCCATTCAGGGTTATCATCTAAAATTTCATCACAAACATTACCACAATCTTTACAAACATTTCTATTTCTATTTTCACTAAAAATAATATTATCAGATCCACATAATACACATTTATCTTCTTCTTTTAATTTTATTTCATTTTTTTCTCTTTTTTCATTTGTAAAATCATCTAATAAATCCCATAATGCATCATCTGATAAAACATCTAAATCATCATCTAATGATTCATTTTTTATATCAGAATCTAATTCATTATTTGAAAAATTATAATCCATATTTCAATCTTATGTTTATATAACTTAATTATACAAAATATTTTATTTTTTATTAAAGTATATAAATATATATTTTATATATATATTATCTTTATATACATTAATATTTTAATTTTTCATTTTTTTTATATAGTACAAAAAACAATATATTATTTATATTAAAAAGAAAATAATAAGATTATAAATGATCAAAAATATATAATAAAAAATTGATAAAAATATATATTAATGATATATAAAAATAATATATAGATATATATAATAAATATTATATCATAATGGATATTACAGATAAAACACATCTAACATTTAATACCTTAGATTGGTATGAATATGATGAATATATTAAAGATGATGAAGATAATGAAGATAATAAAAATAATAAAGATGATAAAGATGATAAAGATAATAAAGATAATAAAAAAAAATATGTAATAAAAGTATTTGGAAAAACAAAAGAAGGTGAATCAGTATATTTAAGAATATTAAAATTTACACCACATTTTTATATATCATATGATCAAACATGGAGTGATAAAAAAATAGATATGTTTATAAATCATTTAAAAACATTAAGAAAAAGTTTACAATATCATTTAATAAGTTATGATACAGTAAAAAGAAAGAATTTTTATGGTTTTGTTGATAAACCACAATCTTTTATTAGATTAATATTTAATAATATGTATGAAATGAAAGAATGTGCAAAATTATTTGATAAAAAAATGACAATATTTAAATTATCTATTAGACCACTTGAATTTAAAGTCTTTGAATCTAATATTAATCCTTATATTCGTTTTATTCATATTAAAGATTTAACTTCTGTTGGTTGGATTTCTATTAATAAAAAAAAATTATATATTAATGAAGATGAAGAAACTTCTACAAAATATTCATATGATGTAGATTGGACAGAAATATATCCAAATAATGATCAAAATTTAGTAATAGCA